GTCTACAAACTAACAAGGAATGCAGCACCTTTATCCTTCATGCTTGCAACAAGACACACAAGAAGATTTCCATTACTTTGGATAGACCCAGAAACAGGAATAAACAGAGAACTACGATATGCTAGAAATCAAGCTTCACCATTTGTAGATGAGCAAGATGGTAATGCAATTATAGAGCCTGTTGTTTTTGAAGATGGTTTTCTTAGAGTTTCTAAGAACAATCAAGTACTACAAAAATTTTTAGATGTGCATCCACATAACGGAATAAAGTTTAAAGAGCTAGATAAATCTAAGGATGCTCAAGAAATTGTTGAGAACATTAACGTAGAGCTTGATGCAATGTTGGAGGCACGTTCTTTGTCAATACCACAACTTGAGAGTTTAACTAGAGTGTTGTTTTCAAAAGACCCTTCTAGGATTAGTACAGACGAAATGAAGAGAGATATTTTAGTTTACGCTAAAAGAGAACCAAGAGAGTTTATGTCTCTTATAAATGATCCTGTATTAAAACTACAAGCAACTGTACATAAATTGTTTGAAGAAGGTTTTATAAAATACCGAAATAAAAACAAAGAGGTTTGGTTTAATACTAAAACCAATAAAACAAGGATGTGTACTATTCCTTATGGAGAAGACCCAATATACATAGTGTCTTCTTATTTCCAAACGGATGATGGAGTAGAGTCATTAAAAATACTAGAACAACTACTTGATTAGTAGTTATAAATTGAAAGGGGGTCTATTTTTAGACCTCTTTTTTTTTTGATTATCTTTGTGTAAATAATAGTTAGGATGATAAACGATATTAGAAATACAGTTTTAGCCGTATTAAATAAAAATAACTATGGCTACATATCTCCACAAGATTTTAATCTATATGCACAACAAGCTCAAATGGATTTATTTGAGGATTATTTCTATGCATATAATTACCAAGTAAACAAAGAAAATCAAAGAACATCTGGTACAGGGTATGCAGACATAAAAAAGGGATATGAAGAGGTTATTGATTTTTTCTCAGTAACAAGTGCGTTAACTGCAAACGGAGGGGTAACAGATGGGTTTTTTCTTCCATCCGTAGCAACAACAGGTTCTGATTTTTATTTAATAAATAAAATATTTGTTGGTAATGTTGAAGCGGAAAAAGTTAATCAAAGTAAAATATTGTTACTAAACAGTTCTCCATTAACTGCGCCATCTGATATGTTTCCTGCTTACACAACACAAGCACTTACGGCAACACTATACCCTTCACCTAAGTCAACACCTCAGTGTCAATACATTAGATATCCTAAACCTCCTAAATGGACTTATGTAGATTTAGGTGCAGGAAATGAACCTGTGTTTGACCAAACTCAACCTGACTATCAAGACTTTGAATTGTTTCCAGACGATGCAACGGATTTAACAATGAAAATATTACAGTACGCAGGGGTGTCAATAAGAGAAGCATCAGTTGTTCAATACGCAGGAGCTGCAGAAGTTTCTGAAACTAATAGCGAAAAATAATTATGTCATACCTTAGTCAATACGAATATTATGAAAATGGAGGAAACTCTCCTGAAGATGCTAATTGGGGTTCATATCAATATGTATCATTAAAAGATATAGTTACAAACTATCAGTTAATGTATTCTGGAAATCATTCGTTAGTTAATAACGAAGAAAGATACAAGATATTGTTTCATGCTAAAAGAGCAATACAAGAACTAAACTACGATGCTTTCAAGGAAGTAAAAGTTTTACAATTAAATGTTTCTGAAGAACTTAGATTTATATTACCATCTGATTATGTTAATTGGGTTAGAGTATCTTATTATAAAGATGGTGTTATAAGACCAATGGTAGAAAACGTTCAAGTTAATTCTGCTAAGGCTTATCTTCAAGCAAGTGATAATAGAATTCTTTTTGATGAAGATGGTAAAGCTTTGCAACCTGAGTATTCTCCTTTAGATTTCTCACGTATTACAGGTCAAAAACCAAGTATATATTTAAACAGTTTAAGTCCGTATAATGGATTACTAGGTTATGAATACGAAGGATGTTGGTATTTTGACTTTGCGGTTGGTGCAAGATTTGGATTAAATACAGAAACCGCAAATGCAAATCCTACTTTTAGAATTGATAAAAAGGCAGGAGTAATAAACTTTGATTCCACTATGGCAAATGAAAGTTGTATACTAGAATATATATCTGATGGAATGGAAGGTGGTGACGACACACAGGTAACTGTAAATAAGTTATTTGAAGATTATGTGTATGCTTATATTAGTTATCAAATATTAAATGGTAAATTAGGTGTTCAAGAGTATGTTGTAAACAGAGCTAGAAAGTCTAAATCAGCACTCCTAAGAAACGCAAAGATAAGATTAAGCAATATACACCCAGGAAGATTATTAATGAGTCTGAGGGGAAGAGATAAGTGGATAAAATAATATGGCTACAGTTCAAAGAAATTTTATAGCAGGTAAAATGAATAAGTCTGTTGACGAACGATTAGTTCCTCAAGGACAGTATATTGATGCAGTAAACGTTAGACTAGGTTCATCGGAATCAACTGATATTGGTGCGGTTGAAAACTCTAAAGGTAACACACAGTTAACTTCTTTGTCTTATTTAGGACAATCATTAAGTAATCAAGCTAAATGTATTGGAGCTTACGAAGATGGAGCAAATGAAACCTTATATTGGTTTATTACAGACCCTGGATTTGGAGCAACTAGTCCAACAGGAATACTAGACTTAGTAGTATCTTTTAACACAGTAACAAATAACTTAGTATACCATATACTTAGTGTTTCTAAAGGTGGCATAAACCCAACAGAGACAGTATTAAACTTTAACGATACATACCTTATAACAGGTATAAATTTAGTCGATGGATTATTATTCTGGACAGACAACTACAATCCTCCTAGATTTATTAATACAACTAGAACTTATAGTGAACCAAGCGGCAGTCCGCTTGTTGATGGATCAGGAGACGCATCTCTTTTAGAGGAGTCTTTATTGGTGATAAAAAAACCTCCGCATTCCGCACCTACTATTGAATTAACCTTAACAAATGATGGTGATGAAAACTTTTTAGAAGAAAGATTTATTTCATTTGCTTACAGGTACGAATACCAAGATGATGAATACTCAGCTACATCACAATTTTCAGACGCAGCTTTTAACACTAATTCTTTTGATTTTAGTGGAGAGTCTTATTTAAATGAGGGTGCTACAAATAGATTTAATACTGCTATAGTAACATATAACTCAGGAGGTCCTTTAGTAACCGCAATAGATTTATTATTTAAGGACAGTGAAGGTACTGTGATTAAAGTTATAGAGAAATTAAAAAAATCAGAACTAGGTCTTGCTGACAATACAGACTACACTTTTACTTTTAGAAATAGTAAAATATTTACAATACTACCAGAATCAGAATTACTAAGGTTGTATGATAATGTTCCCTTATTAGCTCAGTCTCAAACATTAATGGGGAATAGATTGATGTATGGTAACTATATTGAAAACTACAACCTAGTAGATAAAAACAATGTTCCTGTTAAGTTTGAGTTTAGTACAGAACTTATATCTGAACTTATAGGATTTGAGCCTGTTGAAGATACAACGGATGATGTTAACTTTAATTTTGGTTCATCTATCAATGTATCTGATGCTCAGTTAGTTATAGACTTAGAAGGTTTTGAATTAACTTCAGGCTCTCTTATTACTATTGACGCATCTTTTACACATAGTTCTTTTGCAGGAGGCTCTCCAACAGAGGAGACAGGTGTTACAGGTATAATATGGAGTTATACATTACCTCAAGATTATGCTAGTGTTTATGATTTGGCTACGAGTATTGACTTTCAAGAGAAGGTAGGTATTGCTTCTACAATAAAACCAGTATACAATTCTTCAGGACAAGATTCTTGTGATGGTAATACACTTACAGATATCATAAACTGTGCAGTTCCTAACACACTAGACTCAGGTCAACCAACAAGTTGGACTAAGTTTGAAAGCGGTATATCTGCTGCGAATCAACCTGTTGGAATTGTAACATCTCCAGGAGTAAACACCATAGGATTTGAAATAATAGCTATGCGTAGGGTTGATGATGTTACTACTCCTACTCAAAGCGTCTACGAATACTTTGAGTGGAACTTTGCAGAAGTATCATTTCAAACAATAAGTGATACTAAAAGTCTACATAGTAATAGAGATTATGAGATAGGAATTATTTATATGGATGACTTTAATAGAGCGTCTACCGCTTTAGTTAGTCCTAACAATTCTGAACATATACCATGTGAGTTTTCAGATAGAAAAAATTACATTCAGGTTACAATACCTCCTATACAGAAGCCTCCGTATTGGGCAACAAAATATAAGTTTGCAATAAAGCCTAGTACTGAAACATACGAAACAATATACACAAATGTATTTTTTACGGACTCAACAACTGGTGAAACATACTTTTTACTAGAGGGTGAAAATCAAAGAAAAGTAGAAACAGGAGACAGATACATTGTAAAGCTTGACACACAAGGTCCTTTATTAAAATGTGCCTATGCAACAGTCTTAGAAAAGGAGGCTAAAGAGTCAGACTTCTTAGACCCTTTACCTCAAGATTCTCTTAATAATGATATTTCTATTCCTGCAGGAACTTACATGAAAATGAAGGCGCAAGATTTTTCTGTTAGAACAGGAGACGACCCTTTTATATTGCCAGGGAAAAGTTGTTATGAATCGTATAACAGAGGAGAAGCGGTTGTTGGTGCTTACAGAGGTTTAAGTGGTTTTCCTGATGATGCTGGTATATTTTCACCGCCTACTATTCCTTCAGGAACTAGAATTAAAATTGACTTTGACTCTACAAGAAGAGGTTCAGGTGACGGTAACTTGTCCTGCGAAAGAAGAAAATATAGACTTGAAACTACATTAACCGCATCTCAGGATTATGCTAATATTATTGATTGGTGGGAAGGAGATAATGTGCAAAGTATTTTAAACACAGGACAACAAGAAGTTGGTGGAAACGGAGATGATGTAGAAAACGAATATCTACCTGTAACCAACGACCCTGCAAATAATTATGGTATTGGGGATGGTAGTGAAACCATCAACTACTACAGATGGTATGAAGATGTAGGAGCAGGTTCAGGTAATACAGGTGAGATACGTTTTATTGCTTCAGGAACACAAGCTTGTGGTTCTAAACCTAAAAGACGAGCTAACCTATGTATAACATTTGAGGTGTTTAGAGCTGAGAGTACAATCGTATTTGAAACAGAACCTAAAGATTCTCAACCTGATGTTTGGTATGAAGGTTCAGAGACGTTTGATATTGTAAAAGATGGATGTTTATTTGACTTGAGTGTAAATGCATCCGAACCAAATCCAATAGCGTTTGAGTATACCTTTCAAGGATTTCAAAAACAAATAGTTGTAAACCCTGACGAAAGCATACAAAACATAAATGGAGACTGTGGGTCGATGGTAGTTTCATCATCAACACCGCCTAGTAATCCTTCAAATGTTACGATAAATAGTACTACTGTAGAAAACTCTCATTTAGGAAATATTCAGTCGCAGACATCTACTCAATCTGCAATTATAAATACATCATTTTTTAATTGTTTTTCTTTTGGTAACGGTGTAGAAAGTGAAAGTAATGTAAATAAACTAAATGAGTTTAACTTAGGATTAATAAACTTTAAGAAAACTGAAGAGTCCTTTGGTCCTATACAAAAGTTGTTTGCTAGAAGTACTGACATACTTACGCTTCAAGAAGATAAAATATCTTACGTGTTAGCAGGTAAGA